GCGTCACGAAGGCGGGCTGGAAGTTCAGCGAGGTCCCGCTGACGAAGACATCGAACCCCTCCAGCCTGGCAAGATTGCAGAGCAGGTCCCATTCGGTTGTCATGAAGCTGAACTGGTCGAGCGTGATCTGATCGTGCTCGTCCTGGTAGTAGCGCCCGACCGGCGTTGTGGTGGTACGGACATTGGCGGCAAGGCCATGGCGTTGGGCGAGGATCGTGGCGATCTCGCTGGCCGTGCGGTTGGCAAAAGCTTCTTGCGTCCGGGCCTCGATCAGCGCCGCGCTCAGGTCGCGGCCCTCCAGGTGCACCAGCCCGGTCGCGGGGTCCAGCGAGACTTTGTCCACCGTTCCACGAATGAGACTGGTGAAACTGGCGCCGCCGTCGAGGCTGAACTGGATATCGACCTCGATGTCCTCCCCCGACGCCCAGAAGGCGCCGCCGAACACCGGATCGCCGGCCAGTGCCGCGGTTGCCCTGAAGCGGTCCGCCGCGTAGTGGTTGTTGGAGGTCACCTCGGCATCGGTGACGGAGCCCAGGACGGCCCCGTTCACCAATGCGAGCAGGCGCGGCGCGCGGGACCGCGACGTGAACTCACTGAGTGGCAATGCCGCCGCCTGCGTTGGTGTTCACATCGGGAATGCGCAGCGTTGTAACGCCGGACAGCATCGGGTCCTGCAGCCTATTCAGCTGGGCGATGCGGATCCATTGGGTTGCATCGCCGAGCTCCGTGGCGGCAATCCTGAACAGGTTGCCGCCCGCTACCGTGATTGTCTTCATGGCGTCAGGTGCTCGCGTTCGCCAGATTGGCGGAGGCTCGGCCGAGATACGCCTGCGCGGCTGCAAGGCAGGCAAGCTGCTGCGCCGTTGCGGTGGCTGCCGCCAGGGTCGCAATGCCGGCCTCGGCTGATCCGACGCCGAAGGTGAGATTGGCCATCGTGGTCTCCTGGGACTGCACCGCTCCACCGAGACTGGTTTGAGCGGCAGTCAGGCTCGATTGCGCGGCGGTGTAGGCACCGGTCTGCTGCACCGTCGCCTGCGGTACCGCGAGCGCGGCTTGGGCGCCGGACAGATCGACACCGGCGATCACCGCCATGGTTGCCGCGGTGGCGACATCCGCTACGGCGAGGACCGCCAGCGATGCGACGGCATCGATCAGCGCTGCGGTTTCATCGCGCACGACCGTGCAAACAAGCCGGAACGGAATCCACCAGCCATTCTGATAGTCGGCGACAAACTGGCTGACCACGACGGTGTAGAAGGCCACGTCCCAGGTCAGCGGGATCGGCAGGCCACTCGCGCGCAATTCGTCGATGGCGCATGCCCGCGGCATGGCGTCCGCGCCCGAGAAGATGCCGCAGAACGCGATCTCGGCGTCGTCCCGGCCAAGCGAATCCACGACGCGCGCACCGCCGACCAGGCGGTGGACGGCAAGCTGTTGTCGGCCGCCGAAGCTGACCCCGGCGGGTACTTCGAAGTCTTGAAAAATAACCGGGCCGAGGACGAGCGTGGTATCGGACATTGTGACCTCTCGCGCGGCGTTGGTCGGCCGCAGCCTGTTGGCACCGCGACCGCGCGCTCAGAATCCAGTCGCGGGACCGGCCCAGCCAGGGGTCAAGCGCGGATCGACAGCGGCGATACCGGACGGTGGCCGAACCAGCTGCCGTTCAAGATGGCGCGTGACCCAACGTCCGAGCACCGCGCCGTCGATATACAGATCGGCCTGGGTTGGCTGTGGGGCGGCGGTTTCGGGAAGCGTCGGCGGCCCGACCAATTCACCCCGGTTATCCGGCACATCGGATGGCGGCTTCGTCGCCGGCGTCGGCGCGGCTGGTGCGGATTGCCGTGGGATTGGCATGATTTCGATCGATGGTACCGGCGGAAACGAACCGACCGGGGCGCTGGGTTGATCCTTGGCGGGCAAGGTTAGAGCGGCCAACCGCACCGCCTCTGGCCGCTGCGGAGGCGCCACGGGTTGTTTTGCTGCAGCGGCGCGACCCGGCGGCGGCGGCGGCGGTTGGGTTGCTGTAGCGGCTGGTGCCGGTGGTGCCGCTCGCTGCGCCGCTGTGGCGACCGGTCCCGCTGGGGGCGAAGCGCGGGTGCCTTCAGTTCGCTCGGGCAGGATACGGCGGGCTAGCAGGGCAAGCGCCTCGGGCTGAACGGCGCGCGCCGGAACGGGAGGGGCCGCTGCCGAGGTCTGTGACGGGGACGGCATGGTCGTCGCAGCGGAAGGCGGTGCCATGACCGCTTGCGTGGTCTTGCCTGGCGGCCGGCCCTCCGAACGAGCGGCAGCGGGCAGTGGCGGAGCGGTCATCCCGGCGACGGCAGGCGCAGGCCGCACGGCGACTGTGGCGGTCGCAGGCGCAGGCGACACCGCGAACGGCCGCACGACCTCCGTGGGCGGTTCCAGCTTCGGCGCGGCAAGAAACGATTGAACCGGAGGAGCCGGTTCGAGGCTTTCCGGCTTGCCGGCCGCCACGGGCCCCGGAGTCGGAAGCGGGCGCGCAGCATGCATGGCCGGGATGTCGCCGAACCTGGTCCAGTCAACAACGCCGGCCAGAGCATTCATGCCCGCCATCGCCCCGGCGGCGCTCTGGACGGCGCCATCCAGCAGCGTCAGCTCCTTGCGGATGGCCGCGATGCCGGACGAGACGCCGTCATTCAGTGCGAGGGTGATGCCGATGGTGTAGGCGTCGATCATATCATCCGCCTCTCAATGCCTCGACGACGCTCGCGGCGACGATGTCCACCGCCTCGTCCGCGACGGCTTGGGCGGCCCGGGTGAGGATCGGATCAGGCGGCATAGCCCGAGATCCCAACTCGATGTCCGGGACGCGCGGGTTCGTGCTGCCGATCACGGCTCGATCTTCGCCGACCGTGCCGCTGATCGATGATGAAAGCTCCAGGGGCAGGTCTTGCCGGACCGACTCCTCGATGACGGCGGCGGCGCGGGCCAATCCGGCCGTCCGCGCATCACGAAGATCCAGATCGGCAAGGCGTTGCGACAGCTCACGCAGGCCGGACATCGAGATCACGGATCATCCTTCCAGCCGAGCCGATCCCAGTCGAACACGCGGCCATCGAGCGTTCCCATCACCACGACGAACGCGAGCCGTTCGTCCGGCGGAAGACTGAAGGCGATGTCGAACGGCACCCCGTTCCTGACCAGATACAGACAGTCGGTCAGGTCGGGGTGCCGCGCGAGTTTCCCGCGTTGACAACAAGGTCCGCGCCGGCGGCCTCGCCCAGGTGCTGGAAGGCCTCGGCGACCGCGGCGATTCCGCTGTCGCCAAGCCGGCTGACCATCGCCTCGATCTGCGGTTCGTTCGTCGGCGGCGGGATCGGCACGTCGTCGATCGCCGTCACCGAGCTTGCCAGCATCGCCATCCCGAGCCAGGGCTGGTTCTGCGACAAGGCCGGCCCCGCCGCCTTGAACAGGCGCAGCTTGTCGAGCGCGGTCAGGCGCCGCAGCGTCAGGCGGCGCCCATCGCTTGCAGTCAGCGTCAGGCCGTCAGCCGCGGTTGTCAGCGTGATGTCGGACAGCGTGATCATACGCGGCGCCGCCTGGTCGCGAAGTATTCAAGCTTCTGCTTGACGCTGGCGTCGCCCTTCCAAAGCCCGGCGCTTGCCAGTTTGAACGTCACGTTGTCGTACTGGTAGGTGGACGTCGAGCCATCCGTCTCGCTGACGTATTGGTACATCGTGCCAGGAGTCGCCGGTCCGCCGGTGAAGAACTGCTGCTCCATGCCGGCGATGAAGTCGTCGGCGGCGGAGTTGCCGCGCTCGATCTCGAAGCTGCCCTCCCAGCCGCGGGGCAGCTCGGTGCCGACCTGCGTGCCATCCAGCCGGCTGACGCGGATCGAGTGCGTGAGCTGCCGGCTTTCAAACCCGGTGACGTGGTTCAGATCGACACGGCCCGAAGGTCCCATGACGACCAACTGCGTGTCGCGGCCGACGGAAAACGTCGTGAGTGACATGCCGTTTGCTCCTTAGGAAGACTGGCCGCTGGGAAGCGTCTGACGGGATACCTGCACGGTCTGGCCGCCTTCGATGTTGACGATGAACTTCTCGTTGATCGACTGGTATTGGATCTGGGCGTCGGATTGGACGTAGCCCAGCCCGGTGCGGCTCGACGGATTGTTGGAGGTATCGCAGACCACGTTGAACGGCAGGGTCCCGTCCGTGCTGCCGAGCAGCCCTTGCGACAGCATGTTCTGCAGGAACGCCATCTGCGTCGCCCGGATCTGCAGGAACAGATCGGCGTTGATGACCTGCCCGACATAGGCTCCCATGCCGGCGGCCAGTGTCGCGGCGATGTAGTTCGTCAGCCGCGTGTAGTTGTCGCCATTCGTCGCCGCGTCGGACGAAGAATTATGTCCACCGCGCACACCCCAGAACGACCCGCCGGGCTGCGGGTTCGCGATCACGTCGATGCCGACGCCCAGCAGGACCGCCAGATCGGCGCTGGAATAGGAATTGTT